GCGCTCTGCAGTTGCCATCGCTGATTTCCTTGCTTCGATGAGTTGGGTATCTTGTGAACGAAGATCGTTGATGACTGTCAAAGACTCTGCGCGGTGAACCACCATCGTGTCTGTTGGCTTCCATTCCCCATCGGCTTCGCTATAAATTCGGATAACAATCGCTGGATCATCGGAAGTTCCCACAATGGAATAACCTTGAGATGATTTGGCAGTGCCGCCATCCTTAACAATTTCTTCAATCTTTCCCTTTGCGCGGCCTCCGCTACTATCCCAGGAAACGAAATCTCCGGTCTTGAGTTCATCGGCCATTGCGCGATTTTCAAAAGGCGCTTTGATGGAATCATCGTCAAATTCTGACGCCATTCGATCATAGTATGCAGCCACTTTGCTCTTGATTGCATCCTGATCTGCCTGTGGAATGTCTACTCCACCGCGACCACCTTGCAAAACTGCCGCTACTGCAAAGATTCCGCGTGGAATTGCAGTCAATTCGCCATCGATAATGTCGGCAAATTGCAATTTATACAATCCAAGAAGCTCTTTATTTTCGGCATCAACATAGAAAAATGCCTTCTCATACTTGGCAAAATCAAGGTTATCTGCGCCGCCAGCGTAATCTTGAACGCGCTTATTGGCTGCAGCCGCATCCCAAGGGCGGTCTCTATCTGCCAAAGGTAGGTCGGCAGCGCCGGTTGCCTTACGCATAAGCATTGATTCTGTAGCCATTGGCTCTTCAGGCATTGGATATTCGTCAATTTCCTCGGCTGGCTCTGCATTTAAGTCCATTGGGCTGGCCTCGATGCCGAGAGAAGCTGAGAGCTGCCATTTCCAATTCTGATGTGAGTCCAAACGCTCTGCTAGGAAGTTAGCAATTCCCTGTTGATTCAATTCATCAGCGCATTCGAAGGCGTAAGCAATCGATTCGATGAGCAAATCATTTGCTGCCAATAAATCTGTCGCCAAAACCCGAGCATCCTGTGAATTCATTGTCGAATCATCGATTGAGCGAAGTGCGATGAACTCTGACAATCTGAAAGGTGCTCTTTGACCCAACTTACGCAAAATTTCTGCTAGTGGATCAACTGAGTGATAAACATCTTCATAAATCTTTGAGAATAGTTCGTGATATTCTGCAAAATCTGTGCCTATAACATTCCAATGAGCACCATGAGCGCGGAAATAAAAGCTCACTTTATCTGCAAGAAGCTCAGTCAATTCCTCTTTTAAGTCAGAGATTGTGGTCGATTCAGCCATGTCATCTTCCTCGGATTCCATCATTTCTAATGAGCGAGCGCTCTTCTGTAATTGATTTCTGATTTTGGTTGCCCAAGAGAATCCTGGATCACCACCCCAAGCATCCCAAGCGACTCTTCCTGGAGTTGGAAAACCATCTTGGCCGGAATTGAATCCAGTTGCCTTCTTGTCGACTTCATGGCGAGAGAAGAATGAAAACATTCTCATTACTGTCTCAGCCGATAATGCTCGACCTGCGGCAATGTCGGATGCTCTTTTGCGACCAACATCGGTGAAGCCTTGTCCGGCTTTGCCGTCGGCAATCCATGCAAGCGCTCGCTTTGCAGCATCTTGCATTCCCTTATTTGGTCGATATGAATCAGCCATTATTCGAGAACTCCCATGACAGGTGCAGAGAAGTCTTTATCGACTCCAAGAGCCGGAAGCATTCCACCTGCGACAACTGATCCCTTAACTGATTGAACGAACTTATCGCCACCTTCGAATGGCTCAAGGCCTTCGATCTGACGAACTTCATTTGGAGTACGAGCGCCCATTTCAACATTGAGCTGATTGACCTGTGCTCTTGTGAGAGCGTCGGTGCGAAGTAGGACTGAAGTATCGAAAGTGACATCTGTGCCATCATCAAGAAGTCTTGACAATGAAATTTCAATGCGTCGAAGCCAAGGCACGATTGTGTGAGTAAGGAAGTTCAATGATGCCTGTTCAACATTCTGATAAGTCTGTGAATCTCCAGTTGCACCGATGAGGTGGGCTGGGATTCGGTAGATGCGAGCGATGTCGCGAATCAACTGCTCACGACTTTCAATCATCTGAGCATCGGCGGCGCTTGTGGTGATTGGTCGCCACTTCAAACCATCAGAGAGAACCGCTGGCTTGCGATGGCGCTTGTTTGTCTGCTCCCAAGTTGCCTGGATAACGCGAGCCTGTTCGAGATTAAGCTTTTGATCTGTCTCCAAAACGCTTGAAGGCGTTCCACCCTCACCATAAAACTGCGCCAAGTGACGATCCATAGCGATGGAAAGACCCACAAGGTTGCGAGTTTGGTTCAATGGCGAGATACCAACAAGGCTTTGAGGTGGTGTAAACCAACGCAAATGGAGAATATCTTCAGCCGGAATATCATTTCCAAGGTGTAAATAACGACGACCAACCATGTCTCCGGTTGGTAAAACTTGCATTTGATAAGGGTGCAAAGGTACAAGGCCGATGATGTCACCGCTGCGATTGCGATCCTTGTGGACATAAGCGTTTCCATGAAGCGCCATCGATGCCACGATTTGATGAATCAACTCATAAGAAGTCGACTCAGGATCAGGATCGCTCAAGATTGTAGGAATTTTTACGAAAGTGCGCTTGCCATCTTCGTCTTGAACATAGCAACGAAGAGGCATCGAAGCGATTGTGTCTGCAAGAAGTGAAACTGAACCCAAGACTGATGAAACTCCGAGCGCTGTCCATTCATCGATGCGCTCTCCGGCAGCCGATGTCATCATCGTCTGTCCGTAAAGCTGGCTCAATGGAGAAACATAGTTATTGAATTGTGGGTAGCGACCATACTGGAAGCCGCGTGTGAAAATGCTCATTCATCTGCTCCCTTTGACGCCAAAATGCTTCCAGTAATTAACAAGCCGCCTCCAACAATTAAAGCTGCGCCTAGTCCGAAGAGAATTCCGACGCCAATCGTGATGCAGAGCGCTCCTACGATTTCAATCGAAGTTGAAATTATTGAGAACATCTGAATCCTCCTTCTTCAATGACCAGGGATCGAATACTTGTGGCAGTGCGCCACCTTGAACTTGCCACCATGCAGCTCTTTCAAGAGCCATGACGGATGCAACAGCTAAGTCGATGCGCTTATGAGAGCCGCGCTTCTCTTTGGAAAGGCGCGAACCTCGATTATCAGTGCGCAGTGTTGCATTGTTGATGTGGCGAGCAAGCTGAGGATCGCCGTTATGTGTGATGGTTTTATTGACAACCGCTTCGAAAAAGCGTGTTGTTGCTGGAGTCATGCGCGATGCAGTCTGTGGAAAGACCACAACCGGCAATCCTTCATCCTCCAAAACTTGATAAGTGCGCGCCCACCGGAATGGATCGCAGGCAATCTCGACCACTTCCCATTTCTTGCAAGCGTTTCTGATTGCTTCTTCAACATCGAGAATCGGAACTTGCCAATCAGCGCCAGCCTCATCGGGCTTTTCCCACACTTGGACTGGCTCGATGTGATGACTTTCCTCAACGCTGACTGCAACAATCGCTGTGCAGTCGCCATTGAAAGAGCCATCAAAGCCAAGGACAACTGATTCACCTGGCTCAATCTCTCGATCATTGCTAATCGCATCCCATGAACCATGAGGAAGCCAGGCATCGGAGGTTGAAGTCCAAATGTTTAGTCTCTTGGTTTTGAATTCCGATTCAGGTGTTCGCTTGATTGCCGAGATGAAGTCTTGCTTGGCAACAATGTCATCATAACCAGGATTTGCGGTCTGCCACGATTTTTCCGACGCATAATCTTCCGAATCAGCTTCCCACCAAGCAAAGAAAAAACTTGGATCATCAACTTCACCGGCAGCAACCCTTTTTCCGTACTCATACAATGAAAAACATATTGAGTCTTTACCCGATACATCGGTTTTGACTCCGGCAGTAGTGATTGCAACCAGCATTGGCTCGATGCGAGCACCCATTGCTAGGGACATAACATCGAAGAGTTCGCGATTTGGTTGTGCGTGAAGCTCATCGAAGCAAACCAAGGTAGGGGAAAGACCTTCCTTTGTGAACGCTTCAGCACTTAAGGCGCGATAAACCGAGCCAGTTTTCGGGTTGTAGATCGAGTCTTTGTAGACTTGCAAGAAGTCTGAAAGCTCAGGCTGCAACCGAATCATCTCTTTTGCAGTATTAAAAACAATTTTTGCCTGCTCTTTTTCGGCAGCGCATGAATAAATCTCGCCACCTTGAGCGCCCAAGACAAGAGATTCAAGAGCAATCGCCGACAGCCAAGCCGACTTGCCATTTTTGCGTGGCAGTCCAATCAACGCCACACGATGCTTGAGCCTTCCGTCAGCGCCTTCGGCAAAGAGAGACTTCGTAAGCTCTCGCTGCCAAGGGCGAAAGACAAGGGCATCGCCGGTGTGACCTGCGACTGAATCTTTCGTGATCTTGCATAGTCCTTCGGCAAAATCTGAAATCTCATCGCCACGACTCTTCGCCAATTCCTTCGACGAAACCTTCGTCAAGTATTTTGGCGGCCACCCCTGAAGCTTCTTCATTTCTTCTTTTGTCTCTTCTCAATCAGATCATCGAGAACGCTACGCGCCTTGACCTCGGCAACGCCAAGCTTTGTGCGATCTGTCGGAGTAAGGCCAAGCAAGGAAAAGAGTTTTGTAATCTCAACTTCGATTGTCGAGATCATGCCGACAATCGGATTGGCGTAGGCATAGCCTTTGTCAGTGTAGAGAACTGGGTCGCTGTTTTGCAGCTTCGCCAGCAATTCATTTCTGCGATCTAACTTCTCGCAGAGAAGCTGAAGCAAAGGTTGGTCGGTGTCGGCAATCCATACAGCGTGGCCGCGTAGGTCTCCCCAAAGTTTTTTCTGAATGTCGCTCAAGTGTTCCGGCGCTTGCGCTTTCACCTGGGGCAAAGGGTGGACAACCGCAAGATTTGGAAGCGGTCTTTTGCCGGGATTGCCTTGCGCCCTTTTAAGCTCTGTGGGCTTCCTAGGCCTTCCTGCAGTCATGGTTGACCTTTCCCTATCAAAAATTTTTTTTCGTGTCTCAAATCGCCTCACACGCCCGATTTCGGCAAGGTGCTGGGGGTCGAATTTCGCGGAGATGCGCAAAGGCA